GCTGAGTTCGTTGATAAGGTCTCCATGCCACATGAGGCGGACGAACTGGCTGTGACGCTTACCGGATACCGTTACATCGCTGAACTGGCTGCGCTGACAGGAACGCAGCCACCTTACTGGGCAGAGTTCTGTTCCGCTAAAGGTGAATTGCATCTGCGCAAAGCCCAGTCTGGTCTGCTTCGCATGATGGCTCCTGAATGGTGGCGTGGCCGCCTGAAGCAGATGCGAGATTTACAGCGTGAACACATGGCTATCACGGTTGGGCAAGTACAGAAAGCCGCATCATCTTACGTTTCCCGCAGTACGCTGGTCGAATGGATAGAGCAGAAAAAACGTAACCGTGAATTCTTCAAATGCTTTGATCTCATCAATCAGGACGGGGACCGTATTGCGCTGCATGAAATGGTCAACCGCAGCGTGTCCAATCGGCAATACGCCGCCGCGAATTGATGACCAGAATGCGTGGGTTTGACGATGTCGCCAATGAAACAGGGTGCGTAGGTGAATTTTATACAATCACAGCACCATCACGTTATCACGCAGTTTACAGCCAGGGCGGCTTTGTTTCTCAGTGGAGCGGTTCAAGCCCACGTGACACCCAGCGTTATCTCTGCCGTGTATGGGCGAGGATCCGCGCGGCACTGTCACGCGAAGCTATTCATTTCTTTGGTTTTCGCGTTGTTGAACCTCACCACGACGGCACGCCGCACTGGCACATTCTGCTGTTTATGCGCCCTCAAAACGTCCAGCGGGTTCAGCAAATCATGCGTGATCAGGCTTATAAAGAGGATTCCGGGGAGTTGACCACACCGCAGGCAATGAAAGCACGATTTCATGCCGAGCCGATCGACCCTGAGAAGGGCAGTGCGACAGGCTATATCGCCAAATATATTTCAAAGAATATCGACGGTTACGCGATGGACGGCGAGAAAGATCATGAAACCGGCGCAAATATGCGCGACATGGCTAAGGCTGTTTCGGCATGGGCTTCACGCTGGCGTATTCGTCAGTTTCAGCAGATCGGCGGTGCGCCTGTGACTGTCTGGCGTGAGCTGCGCCGTATGGGTGATGCACGTCTGCCAGATAAGCAGATGGATGCGGTGCTGGCGTCAGCTTCTGTTGCCAGCTGTTGGGCGTCCTATACGATGGCGCAGGGCGGGTCATTAGTAGCGCGTGAGGATTTAGTGATCCGCCTTTGCTACGAACTTACTGAAATGGGCAATGAGTACGGCGAAGATGTTCAGCGGGTGCAGGATATCTATTCGCCAATGGTGCCGGATTCAGAAGTCATGACGCGCCTGGTCAAATGGGAAAAAGTTGCTAAATTGGGCGAAGGTCAGCGGAGGCAGATTTTTCTGGCGGCATCGCCGCCCCTTGGAGTTCTGTCAATAACTGTACGGGGCCAGAGCGCCGACAGTTAGAGCTGCAACTAAAAGCCAAGGGATTTAACGGCGATGAATATGAAATTGGGCTGTTGATTAAGGGCTGTAGTGTCAATGCAGGGGCGAAAATGCGGCTTTTCTACCGGAACGGCAGATTGCAGGAAGAACCATTTTGATCTGGCAAGGTTCAGATCAATCCCATTGATACATAAGAAATAGTTTCAATTCCGCCTGAATTTTCTATACTGTATGCATAAACAGTGGTAGTAGGCAGAGGAGGGAACATGCAGGACTATCTTTTGGAGTCGGTGAAGCTTCAGCGTATTGATTTCTTTTTAAAACTTGTTGCTGTCAGCGATTGTAGTGATCAAGAAAAACGCATGGCAATTGAGTGGGTTTCCGAACTCACAGATGAGTTAATGGCTCGTCTACGCAAGCATGAATACAGCCTTTCAATGAATCAAGCTGAGTGATGAAAGGCCGAACAGAACTACGAGCCGTGAGTGCATGACTATGCTGCATGAAATCGCATGCTCCCAAAAGGGTCTCTGATGCTCAGGCCCGCCAGTCTTGGCGGGCTTTTGTTTATGTCATGCAGGTGCATGAAAACCGCTGTATAAAGCGAGCAGGCGTGGCGGGGATACGAGCGCGCGCAATTGATAATATTCGTTGACTTCTTATTAAAGAATAATTACCTTTCAATCAGGCCTATAGTTTAATTTGGCAAAACGGCGTGTTCTTAATTCAAATTTTGAACCGTCATACCGGTTCGATTCCGGTTAGGCAAAGAACATTTTAGAGTGTTCTTTGCCTAACAGGATGAGTGAAAAATGACAGAGAGTGAAATCAAAGATATTTTCCATGCTCAGACTGACAATGTCCGTGAGCTGGAGAAAGTTTGGAAGCAGATAGCAAAAGAAATTAATGTTGCATTAAGAGATGATGATTCAATCCAAACTATTCTAAAGACTAAAATGTTAGGGCTTGTTTTTTGCGCTCTCGCTGAGTCTCAGTTTTCGAAGCTGATCCATACTCCGGGGCAGTTTACCTCTGAACAAATACATCAAATTAAGGCTGCTGCATCATCAAATGTATCTGATGGCTGGGAAAAGTGTATAGACTTGGCCGTTAGGCGATTGTCATCTGGACCAAAACATAATCATGTGCCTAATGTGATACTTTCTTTAAAAAGACTGATTGCATCTTATATTAAAGAACCAAGTTTGATTAGAAATAAAATAGCGCATGGTCAATGGGTTGTTGCATTAAATAGAAAAAACACTCATATCAATCCTGAAATGACCACCACTTTGGCTAATCTTAATGTTTTGGATCTGGCAAGATTTAAAGATGCTTTTTCTCGACTATCTAGGATTGTTGAGGACATAATAATATCGCCTAATAAAGCCCATTTGCGAGACTACCACCCTCAAGTTCAAGAGTTTGATAGGGTTCAGAAGGAAATGAGTAAATGGACAATAGACGAGAAGGTAAAGCAGCTAAAAATGAAATTGAGCTATTCCCATAAAATGAAGTGCGAAACATGTGGTCAATTGCATATAGATAGAAAAAAAGTGTGATCATTTCAGGATTAGATAAATTCGATCTTTCCTTCAAGTATAATATTTGATGTCCTATAGCTTCTGCTTTCGTTTTCAATCTTTCATAAAATATAAATTAACTATATAGAGATGGTTATGTCATTCAGTGATGTAAAAAAAATGAGAAGAGAAAGGTTCAATGCTTACGTTGATTGGACTAGGATGCCTAACACTGAAATCATGAGTTGTGAAGTGGAATGGTACAGCGGTCCTAGGGAATATGTGCTAGGAGTTCTGATTCTTGATTACACCGATGATGATTTTAATGGCGTGATATTAGCAAGGGATCTTAGTGGCCGCTATCGTTGCATTGATATTTTCGCAAGTATTGAATCCATAAGCTCAGCTAGAGCAAAACTTAAAAAAATGATGCGAAAGCATATTAAGGATGGAATTAAGGTATTCACTCAAGGTGATGAAACTTATAAGCCAATGGATTTATTTACCCCTTTAGTTAGTAGTGATAAACTTCACCCACACTTTTCCTTATTTGATAAATATATAAATTGGTCTCCAGCGACAAGTATTATCAAAGAAATGATGAATCACTTTGAAGATGTAGACGGGAATTTTGTTGAACAATTCCAAACTACAGCATTTGATGCGCGTTTATGGGAGCTATATCTTTTTGCTTATTTAAGAGAGGAACACTTTTTTTTAGATAGGAAGTACCATGCTCCTGATTATGTTGTAAGGAAGTATGCGGAAACAATATGCATTGAGGCTGTAACAGTGAATCCTACCGGGAATGTTATTAATCAGGATTTAGAAAGAAGTTATGAATCTAAAAATCCAGAAGAACTGGCAGAAAGATTAGAAAATTACATGCCGATAAAATTTGGAAGTTCCTTATATTCAAAATTAAAAAAGAAACAAAGGTATTGGGACTTAGAGCATGTAAAAGGAAAACCTCTGGTTTTCGCTATAGCAGATTTTCATGAGGCTAACTCTATGGTCTGGTCTCATAGCGCATTGTGGCAGTATCTTTACGGAATGCGTTATGAGCATATCGCGTCAGAAGATGGTAGCTATCATATATCCCCCCAAAAAATAGTATCCCATAGGTTAGGTGAGAAAGAGATTCCGTCTGGTTTCTTTTTTCTGGAAGATGCTGAAAATGTTTCCGCTATACTCAGTTCCAATAGCGGTACAATTTCAAAATTCAACCGAATGGGCAAATTAGCCGGATTCGGAAGTGATGACGTAAAACTGTATCGTAAAGGGTACTGCCACGATCATGACCCCGAAGCCGCAGTACCATTAATGTTTGGCTTTGAAGTTGTAGCGGGAAAAATCAGTGAGACATGGGCTGAAGGATTAAATATGTATCATAACCCAAACGCTAAGCATCCTGTAAACCATGAGTTATTTCCGTCAATAGCGCACCATTTTTTTGAAGACGGTATGATAAAAAGTATCATCCCTAAATTTCATCCTTACTCGTCAGTAACCCTAAACGTAATGTTTAGAAAAGATGGCGGAGATAATCCAATCAAAGTCGATGAATAATAAAAAGGCGCATGAGCGCCTTTTTTATTCCGTTGACAGTGTGTATTCCTGAAACTCAATAACTTTTTCACCAATCCAGTTATTGAGTTCTTCTAACCTTTTTTGTAGTGGTGTAAGTTCATTTCGCACGAACACGCGGCTCGCTTTCTCAACATCCCCAAACCCCCCAACATTATTCGGCATAATCCCCATCATCTGCGGCGGCACGCGATGCGCGGTCATCATGTCGTCACGGCTAACGTTTTTGATGTTCAGAAACTCATCCTTATGCGGCCCGCCTTGCAGTTCCTCGGCCCGGACAACGACACGATCACGCTGTCGGGCGTGCTGCTGCCAGAAATCACCGGCGGCAGGCTGTCGCTGTTCGCGCTGGAGGAGATTGCCGAGCTTGGCCGCGCGTGGCCGCTGATTGAGGGCAGCGGCACGATTTACGGCATGTTCGTGATCGAAAGCCTGAGCCAGACCAAGGCGGAGTTTTTCAGCAACGGCGTGTGCCGGCGCATTGAATTCACGCTGACGCTGAAGCGCACCGACAAATCGCTGGGTGAGATGTTCGGCAGCCTGAGCGATCAGCTGTCGGCCATGCAGGGCGCAGCCACCGATGCCGCCGGTAAAGTCGGCGCGGCAGTGGGCGGGCTGTTCTCATGATGGCGGGCAGCTGGATTAACGGGCAGGCGAACGCGCCCGCCTTCAGGCTGACGCTTGCTGGGGCCGACATTACGCAGAAGATAGAGCAGCGGCTCATCAGTCTGACGCTCACCGATAACCGCGGCTTTGAGGCGGACCAGCTGGACATCGAACTGGACGACGCGGACGGCCAGCTGCTGATGCAGCGCCGGGGCGTTGAGTTGTCGCTGGCGCTGGGCTGGAAAGGGGAGGCGCTTTTCCCGAAAGGCACCTACACGGTGGACGAAATCGAGCAAAGCGGCGCGCCGGACCGGCTGACCCTGCGCGCACGCAGCGCGGACTTCCGACAGACGCTTAACACGAAGCGCGAAAAGTCGTGGCACCAGACCACCGTCGGTGAGGTGGTGAAAGAGATTGCCGGACGACACAAGCTGAAAACGGCGATAGGCGACGACGTGGCGAAGATGGCCGTGGATCATATCGACCAGACCAACGAGTCAGACGCCAGCTTCCTGATGCGGCTGGCTAAACAGTGCGGCGCGGTGGCCTGCATCAAAAACGGCAACCTGCTGTTTATCCGGCAGGGACAGGGACAGGGAAAAACGGCTAGCGGTAAGGTATTGCCCGCCATCACCCTCGTGCGCAAAGACGGCGACGGCCACCGCTTTACGCTGGCTGACCGTGACGCCTACACCGGCGTGATCGCGAGCTGGCTGCACACCCGCGAGCCGGAGAAAAAGCCGGAAACCACGGTGAAGCGTAAACGCCGCAAGCCCGCTGCGCAGAAGAAGGAGCCGGAGGCGAAGCAGGGCGACTATCTGATCGGCACGGATGAGAACGTCCTGGTGCTAAGCCGTACTTATGCGAACCGGGCCAACGCCGAGCGGGCTGCCAAAATGCAGTGGGAACGGCTGCAGCGCGGGGTGGCGACGTTCTCTATTCAGCTGGCGCGTGGTCGTGCAGATCTCTACACGGAAATGCCGGTAAAGGTGAGCGGGTTTAAACAGCAGATTGATGCAGGGGAGTGGATCATCACGACGCTGACACACAGCCTGAGTGCGGATAACGGCTACACGACAAGTATTGAGCTTGAAGTGAAAATAGATTCGCTTGAAATGGAATAGTGCTATCTCAAAATGGTTAAATTAGATAACATTCATCTCAATTGGGTTTTGGATACGACGTTATGATGAATTGCCCTTTGTGCGGGAATGCCGCACATACTCGCAGCAGCTTTCAAGTATCAGCAACAACCAAAGAACGATATAACCAGTGCCAGAACATCAATTGCAGTTGCACGTTTAAATCTCATGAAACGGTTTCTGAAATCATTATGAAACCGGGTAGCGTTAAACCTGTGCCGCCGCATCCCGGAAGAAATCAGCAGCAAGCGCTATGGTTATAATTACATTGTTGTATAAAGCTGCTTATACCAAGCAGCTTTTGAACTTAATCTATTCTTGGAGAATGATTTCGTAATAAGTTTTCACCAAAATCATTTACAACTTTCACATAAATTTCATGTATTTTAAATATATATAATTGAAAATCTATAGCATTATCAGGGTCCAATAGGAATTTGTGTCTGTAATTTATCAGTTCGATGTTCTCCTCAGTTATTTGATCTTTGTGAGCTATTGATTTATCTGTGACAAGTTTTACCCATCCCCAAAATGAAAAATATCTAACTAATTCATCCTTAAAATCTTTCTCAATGATTATTTCATTGATCCTGTCCACTGCATCATTAAGATTGGAAGTTTTTAAGCAGTTTTGCAAAGTGTAGTTTTTGCTTTGTTTTGGGCTTTCACAAAATAAACCTCTGCAATCAACATAAATGGAATCTATTAGACAGTTGAGGAGGGTTTCCTTATTAGGAAAAGATTCGCGTCTAGAATCATTTAAAACTTCAAATTTATTTAGTAACTTAACAAATTCATTAGAGAAGTTTATGGGAATGTCTATGTGTGTACGACACCACAACTGATGCGCGACTCTTATATCTTTTCTTTCAGCGTAGATTTCAATTAGTTGTTCATTGGTTAAATTATCTAAGTCTATATTTTTATTAGTAATCACTTTTTATCCTTGTTATTATATTCCAATTTTTAAAGTGGTTAGATTAATATTTAACGTATATTGATTTGGTCATGGCAGCGTTAATTTTGCACTTCAATTTATTTATTAGCGCTCAAAATTAAGAACGAGCTGCTTCTTTCGTTGTAGGCTGAATTAATCGTTCAAGCCGTTCATTAGTTTGGAAACCGCTGTGTTAAACCTTGAAGATACAAGCAAGTCCGTATCTCCCTCACTCATGGCCACTTTAAAACGACTGCGAAGAGGCATCATGGCGGTTCTATAGGATTTTAGGTGACTGTAGGAGATTATGATTATAATGCCTGCTGCCACTTTGCTGCCAATTGCAAACCTTACTAACAAAAAAGCCACCCTGAAAGGTGGCTTAACTGCATGATTTTAATCACTAAATTTGGTGGCCCCTGCTGGGTTTGAACCAGCGACCAAGCGATTATGAGTCGCCTGCTCTAACCACTGAGCTAAGGGGCCAGCGGAGCGGGGATTATAAAGTATCTCTTCAGGGCAATCCAGCACTCAGCCACCGGTTGCTGAAATAAGCAGCAGTGATTTACCTGCTGATTTCTATAAAAAATCTGGCGAACCGCGATCCCTAAGTCGCAAACAGGCACGGATTATGCTTCTCCGCGCCTTTAGTGAAACCGGACTTCAGTCATTATGGCTGATGGCTGGCTCAGCGCTGACGATAACGGGATGCTGATTGATTCCGTGAAAGATGAGGAACCATCGTGCCACGTGCCTGATCGTAGTCGTGCCACATCTGCAGATCCTCCAGTGCCGGAATGGTTACCGTCTCCTTGCTGTCGAGTCCGGCAAGCGCGGCGTCCACCATCTCATCAACGTCCATCAGCATTTCAGCCGGGATGTCATTAATAGACTGGCCTGCGCGATCGAAAATCTCCGTACGGGTCGCACCGGGCAACACCGCCTGTACCTGCACGCCGCTCTCTGCGAGTTCACGCTGCATCGCACGCGTCAGAGTCAGTACATAAGACTTAGTGGCGTTATAAGCGCCGTTGAACATCTCGTGCACCAGCGACAGCACCGAGGCGATATTGATAATGATGCCATTACCGCGTGCTTTGAAAGCCCGGCCAGCCGCCTGTGCCAGACGGGTGGGTGCCAGAATATTTAACGCCAGCATGCTGTTAATGCGTGTGATGTCCGCCTCCAGAAACTCACCCTCAACGTTCATGCCCGCGTTGTTCAGCAGCAGCGTAATCTGTGCGTTGTTCGCGAGCTCCGACTCCACGCGTTGCAGATCCTGCTCGTGCGTTAAGTCAGCCGCCATAACCGTCACCCGAATATCGTGCTGCTTTGCCAGTGCGTCAGCCAGGGTGGTGAGCCGCCCCTGATCGCGTGCGACCAGAATCAAATCATAACCGCGTGCTGCCAGTCGTTTTGCATAGGTCGCACCGATACCGCTGGATGCGCCGGTGATTAAAGCTGTGCCTGATTGTGACATCTCTTTTTCCTCGTATGATGGTCGTCATAATAGC